ATGCTAATCAAGGGGATGATATTGAAAAGGGCTTTATTGGTTTTAGCTTTTGTCGGGCTAACTGGCTGCGACAATCCACCTGCGAAAAACAATGCATCCGCAACGGATTCGAAACCAAGCATTTCAGAAATGATAGCGAATGGGACCGAGGAAAAAACATCACAATGTACCAAGGGAGGCGTGTCTTTAAATTGTGAGTTTCTTTCAGGAGATTTACTCGGCACGGGTAAGTGGCATTATGCCAAAGTATTCATTTCTAAGGACGGCAAGGTTGATGTAACTGTTGATGCGGAAAGATTCTTTTCTGTCGGCTCTGATAGTTATTTCCACGAAGGTGTGGATGTTGGATCATTCAAATTCAAAGGTGTTAAAGATTCCAAAGCAGAGGTCAGGATCAGTAACTCCAACTCAGGTTCAACTATCAGTCTCGATGTATGGAATGCATCTGATAAGCAGTTCATGACGGCAAGTTATTGACCACCCAGCCCCGCCCGGGGCTTCATCGAACACGAGCCTCGCTAATGCGGGGCTTTTTGCTGATGGGGTGTCTGCCTTAAGGAGAAGCGGTCAAAATCTGAGCGTAGCAGTCAGAGGGGGCGAAATACTACAGCAATCTTTTGGGGTGTGCATTGCCAATTGGGAATGGTCTTTGTGCAAAAAGTGCGATCGGGCAAATTTTTGACCGGTTTTAGGGAGCCATAGGCGCAGCCTATCTCCTGTGATCATGATATTACTTTGATATTACCTGAGGGGTAACTTCTGCGAAAATGGGGCTAACTTGCAAAGTGGCCACGCTTAAGTTCGTCGAACGTGTGGTGATGTTGAGCATTGCGCCCGTTGCTCAAAAATGACGAATAGTATTAAGATGAATTCGAGAACATGATTTTTATAGGGCTGAAGACTATCACCTTCGGCCTTTCTTGTCAGAGGTGCTCCAAGGAAACTGGGAGGACGTTATGCCTAAGAATGAAAAAGATAAGCGAAATATGCCATTTTTTGATGCCTTTAAGACCACTGCCGCTATTGGTTTGCTCATGCAGCAAACGGCCGCATTACATTGCTCTGAAGGTCCACAGCCTCATCCATCGTTTTACACTTTTCAGGTAAGCGCGGCACATAGTTCGCACCTAATTAGCCCTGAGATGACAGAGTCTCTTGAGTTTATTAAGGGTCTGACAGACTTATTG